CACGAGGCCACCAACTCCTACTTCGAGGTCGTCGCCTCGGTCGCCGAGGCGTTGCATGGCGGCAACATCCACGCCGCCGTGGTGGACGAGCTATGGGCGCACAAGACACCCGACCTCATCGACGCGATTGAGACCGGCACCGGCTCCCGCGAGCAGCCCCTCATCGTCTACATCACCACCGCCGATGACGGCCAACAGGCGACCATCTACTCCCGCAAGCGCGAGTTCCTTGAGCGCCAGGCCAAACGGCTCATCCGACACCCGAGCCGATACGGCGTGGTCTGGTGCGCCGATCCCGACGACGACCCGTTCGCGGTCGCCACCCAGCGCAAGGCCAACCCCGGCTTCGGGACCTCGCCGACGCAGGAGTATCTAGAGGAGAAGGCCAAGGCGGCGCAAGAGGACCCGGCAGAACTGGCCGAGTACCTGCGCCTCCACCTCGGCATCCGGACCTCGCTGACGGCGCGCTACATCGCCCTCGACGTGTGGGACCGCAACGCCGGTCTGGTCGATGAGGGTGACCTCGCCGGCAGAGAGGCGTACGGCGGTCTGGACCTGGCAGCGACCGGCGACCTCAACGCGCTCTGCTGGGACTTCCCGGACGGCCAGGGTGGACACGACGTTCTCTGGCGGTTCTGGTTGCCGCAGCGCGCGCTGGACAAGCTCAACCGGGTCACTGCCGGAATGGCCGAGGTCTGGCGGCGAGAGGGCTTCCTGACCATCACCGAAGGCGACACCGCCGACTACGACTACATCCGGGCCCAGGTGAACGCCGACAGGGAAACGTTCGACGTGCGCGAGCTTGCGTTCGACCCGTGGAACAGCACCCAACTGGTCAACGACCTGATGGGCGATGAGGCGCCGATGGTCAAGGTCCGGCAGGGCTTCGCCTCGCTCTCGCCGCCGACCAAGCAACTCCTCCACGTCCTCCTCGACGGCACGCCCGAGCGCCCGCGCTATCGGCACGCAGGCAATCCGGTCATGCGGTGGATGGTCGACAACCTCCGGGTCTCCACCGACGCCGCCGGGAACGTCAAGCCGAACAAGGAAACCAGCATGGACAAGATCGACGGCGTCTCTGCCGCAGTGATGGCGCTGGACCGAGCCATGCAACGACCCGAGCCGAAGGTATCGGCCTACGAAACCGGGGGCTTGGAGGTCCTGTAGTGGCGTTGTTCTCGCGGTTCCGCAAGCAGCCGGGAACCTCCGGCAACTGGCCGATCACGCCGGACTACCCCGAGGCATGGCGTGTCGCGTACGAGGAGACCTATCTCCGGGTCCTCCACCAGTCGGTCGCCGAGATGTGGCGCACTCAGCCCTACCTCCGCACCGTGGTCAATTTCATGGCGCGCAACGTCGCACAGCTTGGACTCCAAGCCTTCCTCCGGGTCAGCGACACCGACCGGCAGCGGATTACCGATGGCCCGTTGGTCGCCGTCCTGCTCCGACCGAACAGCAACACGACCGGCTACGAACTGATCTACGGACTCGTCGCCGACCTGATGCTCTACGACCGCTGCCACTGGCTCCTCAACGATCCCGAGAACCCGATCGTTCGCCTGCCGCCGACGTGGGTTGCGCCGAAGGGGGGAGACATGCTCTCCCCGGCCTCCTACGAGGTCAAGGTCAACGACAAGGGCGAGGTCATCAAGGTCCCCTCGGATCAGATGCTCACCTTCCACGGCTGGCATCCCTACTCGTTGCAGACCGGCTCCTCGCCGGTCACCGCGCTCCGTTCGATCCTGGCCGAACAGGTCCAGAGCGCGGCGTTCCGCGAGGCCGTCTGGCAGCGCGGCGGCAAGGTCAACTCCGTCCTCGAACGTCCCGTCGATGCGCCGGTCTGGTCGCCGGAGGCACGCGACCGGTTCAAGGCCGATTGGCAATCGCGCTACTCCGGCGAGGGCAACGAGGTCGGGGGCGTACCGATTCTCGAGGACGGGATGGTCCTTCGCCGGACCGACTTCTCCGCGAAAGAGATGGAGTACGTCGAGGGGGCGCGGCTCGCCCTCAACACCATCGCGTCGGTGTACCACATCAACCCGACGATGGTCGGCGACCTCACCAACGCCAACTACGCCAACGTCCGGGAGTTCCGCAAGGCGCTGTACGGCGACACCCTCGGCCCGATCCTGGCGCAGCTAGAGGACCGGCTCAACCGGTTCCTCGTGCCGCTCCTCGATGACCGCGACGGCGTCTACGTGGAGTTCAACGTCTCCGAGAAGCTACAGGGCAACTTCGAGGAGCAGGCGGCGGTCATCTCGACCTCGACCGGCGCGCCCTGGTTGACCCGCAACGAGGCCAGAGCCCGCGCCAACCTTCCGGCCATCGCCGAGGGTGACGACCTGGTCGTGCCGCTCAACGTCACCACCGGAGGACTCGCCTCGCCACGCGACACCGCACCACCGCCCAGGTTGGAAGCGGCCACCGGCAAGGTCCTTCTCAAGGCACGCGCCAGCGAGAGCCATGAACAGCAGGCATGGGCCGTCCTGGCGCGGTTCTTCCAACGGCAGGGCAACGTCGTGAAGTCCCGTCTCGGCGGCGGCATCTCCCTTCCCGACGCATGGGAGGGGGAGCGCTGGGACCGCGAGCTTGGCGTCGACCTGCTCGCCCTGGCCGGGATGGTGAGCGCCGAGGTCGCCGCCGAGGTGATGGACAAGCTCGGGTTCGATCCCTCCACCTACGACCTCGACCGGACGATGCCGTTCCTCAAGACGGTCTCCGACCGGATGGCCGGAAGCATCAACGCGACCACCTACGGCCAGCTGGGCGACGCCGTGAAGGCCGAGGACCCGACGTCCAAGGTCTCCGGCGTGTTTGACACCGCGTCCGGATCACGCGCCGCACAGATCGCCGTCGTCACCGTGACGGCCTTCTCCGGCTTCGCCGCCACTGAGGCAGGCAAGCAGACCGGCGCTGCCACCAAGACGTGGATCGCGGGCAGCAACCCGCGACCCTCTCACGCCGCGATGGACGGGGAGACCGTCGGCCTCGATGAGTCGTTCAGCAACGGCCTCGCCTGGCCGGGTGACGCATCGGGCGACGTGAACGAAACCGCGGGGTGCAACTGCGAGCTCACCATCAACTCCGCTTGAGAGGAACCACTCGATGAGGACCAAGACAGCGCCTGTGAAGGTCAAGACCGGCGAGGACGCCGGTCTCGGCGACGGTCAGTTCGAGGCGATGGTCTCGGTGTTCGGCAACGTCGACTCGGATGGTGACCGGGTCCTCAAGGGTGCGTTCACCGACACGCTAGAGGACTGGACGAAGTCCGGCGATCCCATGCCGGTCATCTGGTCGCACGATCACCAGGACCCCGACAGCCACATCGGCGTCGTCCTCGACGCGAAGGAGACCGACGAGGGTCTGTACGTCAAGGGCCAGCTGGACATCGACGAGGAGTCCGACAACCCCCGCGCCAAGCGGGTCTACAAGCTCCTCAAGTCTGGCCGGGTCCGCAACTGGTCCTACGCCTACGACGTGAACGACTACGCGCCGTCCGACGACGAAGGCGTCACCGACCTCAAGGCCATCGGTCTGCACGAGGTCGGCCCGACCCTGGTCGGATCGAACCGCGACACCCGCACCCTCGACGTGAAGTCCGAGGACCCGGTCGTCGCCCTCAACGCCCTCCTCGACGCGCACCCCGACCTGATCCCGAAGGTCAAGGCCGCGCTCGATGGTGAGAAGGCAGGCCGGGTCCTGTCGTCCAAGAACGAGCAGAAGATTCGTGACGCGGTCGCGTCACTCGAAAGCGTCCTCGCCACTCTCGGCGAGGTCACCCAGGAGCAGGCCAGCGGAGCGGCTACGGCCAAGACCGAGGAGCGCGGAAGCGCCAAGGCCGAGGAGCCCACCCCGCCACCGTCCGCCCGAGTCCTGGCGGCACAAACCCAACTCGCATTGAACGGAGGGCAGTGATGCCTCCTACCGCAACACTTCCCGAGCAGCGTGCCGCCGCTCTCAAGGCGGCACAAGACATCATCGACAACGCCAAGTCCGAGGAACGCGACCTCACCGATGAGGAGGTCGGGACGGTCGAGGCCAAGCAGGCCGAGGTCGTCACGTTCGACAAGAAGATCAAGAGCCAAGCGGTCGTGAAGTCCGTCCTCGGTCTCACCAACGCCGACGACACCGACGACGACGGCGACCGGCCAGCAGGCGACCTCGGCGCGCACTACATCAAGTACGCCAAGGCCGAGCTGTCCCGGTTCACCAAGGGCGAGCGCACCACGGTCAGCGCGCCAGAGTTCGACACGAAGGCCGCCACCGACCCGCAGACCAGCCCTGCCGGTTCGGCCATCACGTCGATCAACATCCCGCAGATCGACCGGACCATCGTTCAGGCGTTCCGGCGACCGCCGTTCCTCACCGACCTCCTGTCGTCGGGAACGATGAGCCAACCGTCGCTCACCTACTTCGTGGAAGGCGCACGAGAGGGTGCGTTCACGACCGTCGCCGAGGGTGGCGTAAAGCCGCAGCTTCACTACGTCGACCCGACGCCGGTCACCGACTCGCTCAAGAAGATCGCCGGTTGGATCAAGCTCACCGACGAGATGATGGAAGACTTCTCCTTCCTCGTCTCCGAAATCAACACCCGGCTGTTGTACGACCTCGCAATCTTCGAGGAGACGCAGCTTCTGTCGGGCGCTGGCACCGGCTCGACCATCCTCGGCCTCCTCAACCGGTCAGGGATTCAGACCGAGACGCAGGCCGTAGCTCCCGACACGGCGGGGGACGCCTTGTTCCGGGCCATGATGAAAGTCCAGACCGCCACCGGCCTCACCGCCGACGGTATGGTCCTCAACCCGACCGACTACCAGAAGTTGCGGCTCGCCAAGGACTCCAACGGTCAGTACTACGGCGGCGGATACTTCGAGGGCCAGTACGGCGTCGGCGGCGTCCAGTGGCAGCCTCCGGTGTGGGGCCTGCCGGTCGTGGTCTCCGCCGGCACCGCTGCCGGAACCGCGCTGGTCGGCAACTTCACCCAGGCCGCGACGGTCTACCGCAAGGGCGGCGTTCGGGTGGAGTCCACCAACGCCGATGGAACCGACTTCCAGTCGAACAAGGTGACGGTCCGGGTCGAGGAGCGCCTTGCGCTCGCCTGCCGGGTGCCTGCCGCGTTCGTGAAGGTCACCCTCCTCTAGGGGGCGACACATGGCGACCGATCCCGAACCCGAGCGCCAGCCATTGAAGCCCCCGGACCCGGCCCCGCCGGTGCCGCCGCAGGTTCCGTGGCCCGAGCCCGAGCCCGATGAGTTCGACGACCCCCGCGAGGAGGTCGTCGTGGACATCGGAGGAGAGCCACACACGATGCTCATCGAGCCCGACTCGGCGTGGGATAACGCCTACGCCGGGAACACCGAACCAGCCACGGACGGAGGAACGTGATGGCTGACGATTTCAAGGAGAACCGCAAGCCGTACCTGGTCAGCATCAACGGCATCGACCATGAGTTGCTGTTGAGCCCGGAGGATGCTGACCGATACGGCGAGGCGGCGCGACCGGTCAAGGCCGCGACCGCCAAGTCCACCAAGAGCCGGACTCCGGCCAACAAGTAGGCACCATGTCCGATGCCCTGGTGGACCCGGCAGAGCTAGCCCTCTATCAATCCGGCGACAGCGCCCTGCTGCTCGCCCATGCCGAAGGTCTGGTTCGCGGCTACTGCGGCTGGCACATCGCCCCCTCGCGGGACGAGACGCTGGTCGCCGATGGCACCGGCACCAGGGACGTGTGGCTCCCGACCCTCTGCCTGACCGACGTGTATTTCGTCGCCGATAACGGCCAGGCCCTCGACCTGGCCGATATCGACTGGTGGAGGTTCGGGAGGCTGCACCGCTACGACGACGCCTCCTCCTCCTCCTGCTACTGGACACCGCGCAAGCGCACCGTCGAGGCCGAGGTCACCCACGGCTACGACGAGACCCCCGCCGATGTGCGGGCCGTGGTCTGCTCGGTCGCCTCCCGCACCATCGCCTCGCCGTCCGGAGGAGGCGTGAGGTCGGAGTCGGCTGGCGCGGTGTCCATCACCTACGCCTCGAACGGGACGCCGTCCGGGTTCCTTCCGGATGAGCTTCGCGTCCTCGACCGCTACCGCATCTACAACCGGCCATGATTCCGGCAGCCCTGGCGAAGCAGACCATCACCATCGTCCGGCCA